ACTATGCCCCGGGAGCGACCATGAGTCCGAGTAGTAAACGGGCTCTCGATCGTATCGAACAGGTCTATGACCTCCTCGACCCTGAGAAGCTGCTACCACCGACCCCCGAGTACATGCGGAAGCATGTACCTGTCGAGGGGGGTCAGCGTACACGCGCGACTGCGACCAAGCAGGAGCGCGCCGTCGCCCTTGCCCAATCTTGGGCGTCCTTGCCCCAGGCTACTCAGGAGTTCATTGAGCTCATGAGTGACTGGGATGAGTCGAAGTTGTCGTGGATACCTTTCCTCGACGACCAGGACCTCATCGGACTATCGGTATCAGGCAATGCCGTAACCGATGTAGTAGGGCGAATCGCTTGCCTCCAGCAACCTGGCCTTAAGGCCAGGTGGATTGGTAATCCTCACCGGATAACGCAGTACTGCACCGAGCCTCTCGGAGCGGTGCTTGCGCTACTCGATGATGCTGATCCCTGTACCTGTACAAGGGATCAGGAGGCCGGAGTAAGGTGGGCACAGCAGAAGCTACGCGAAGGCGTAACTCTGGCAGGGGCCGATATGACCTCTGCGAGTGACCTCCTATCCCTGGGACACTCACTTAGAGCTGCTACATCGATTCTTGGCAGCTGGGTGCTCTTTGGGCGGCATATAGCCGCGGGCCTGGACGGGTATACCGACCCGACCCACCTCTTGACGCGTGTTACTTTTGACGCGCGGGTCCAGAGAGCTTTGGGAGAGCTTCGGGAGCTTTGGCTCCTTCATCTCTCTCACTTTGTGGATGTCTCAAGGTCTCCGTGGGTTATTCCCGAACGTTATGGGATGGCAGAAACTGCCACGTGGCGCCAAGGCTGGTGCCTTGGCACACGACCGAGCTTCCCGCTATTGAGTCTAACCAACTCTGCGATGGCTCGTGACGCGGCTCTGAGAGCCGGTCTATCCCCCGATGACGCATATCGCGTAATCGGTGACGACATCATCATGGATGAACGTATCCTTGAAGTGTATGTCAATAACGTAGAGGAGATGGGTGGTCTCATCAACCACTCCAAAACCCTCACTAGCGATAGGGTTGCTGAGTTTGCCGGACGCATCATATTCCCTGAGCGAGTGTGTCGAAAGACATACAAGTACAGGGATCCTGGTGATAACTCCTTTATGGAGTACGTATCAGACCTAGGCGAACAGGCCAAGGGTCTGCTGCGCACCAGGCAGCGACGCATGTGGGAAGAATTCAAGTTCATCCCTGGCATTGCTGTTGATGGTCCTTGGAGTCAGAACTCCTACGGCGAACCTCTCGTTAAGCGCCTTGGCTGGGCGCTTACGGAGGTAAGCTTTCTAGGACGCGAAGACTCCAGGGAGGATGAGCAGTACGAGAGTGTGGAGGCTGGTTACCTCTATACTCAGCTCGTCTCCCCGGTAATTCAGGTTCGAGGGAAGGATGTGCCTGTAAACCAGGTTCTACCCGACCCTGATGAACCCCACTCGGGCTACCTACCCGAGACGGCGACTGTCAGAGCACATACGGGTGACCCACGCCTAAGGGAGGGGAAGACTCTCCTCCAGCGGCTTGAGTCGGAGGTCGAAAGACCTAACCGTGTGCCCTATAGCCAGTACGCCTTACGACAGAGCTCCGAGGCAGGAGCCTCCTCTAGCGAGGAGACAGATGTCTCGTTGCCTCTTGGGTCCGATATGGACGATGGGATACCATCCCCATCGCCGACTGACGCGGCTGCCTACCGCTCGCCGGACTCGGAGAGCAAGGTTGGTGAGCCACATGTAGTGGTTCACGCTCCCCGAGATGACCCAGAGGAAGAGAGTCGGGACGACTCTCCTTCCCCGCCCATCAGGTAAGCCATACCTGGTTGGGTAGGGACTGAGCCCTCGAGTAC